CCCCCCCCGCCGCAACCCGAAGCGGCGGCGTACGTGCGGATCGCGGTGAAGCGCATGCGCTGCGGAAAGCTGATGATCTCTGTCATGGCGCCAATGTTGCAGCACCTGCAACCAGCCTTCCCACGATGATCAATGGCGTATTTCAGGGGGAAGCATGACCTGCCTCCGCTCTGACCTGTACTGGCGGGATGCCCTGCATAACGCAGTGGCACGCGCCCCTGGCGGGCTGCAGGATGCGGCAGCGCACATCAGCAAGCGCCGTGGCAAGTCGATATCGGCGGAGACGCTTCGGAAGAAGCTTCGGGGTATCGATGGTGAGTCGGTTTCTATGGAGATGGCAGAGATCCTGACGGACTACCTGCAGTTATTCGTCGGTACGCAGGAGATTGCCACTGACTGGGTGTGCTCCCTCGCAGGCCAATACGACCTGATGGTCGATTACGTGCCGCCGCCGCCCAAGGGGGGCTGGCCTGATGAGCTGGCCGCGATCCGGGCAAAGCTGCTGGAGCTGCACAGGCTGACAGGGGCATTGGCTGGTGCGGGCATCGATGCTCTGGCCGACCAGCGGCTGACCGTCCCTGAGGCGGATCGGTTTCAGGATCTTTCGCGCGAGGTGCGCAGGCTCTGCTATCGCTTGGAGCGCAACGCGTTCCGTGCGGCAGCGCGGCAGGGTTTGGAGGACTGACGTGCCAAACCACCACGCCCATCGATCCAGGCATCGACGGCGTGGTCAAGCCATCGCATCTGCGCGGCATGCCATGGAACTCGCAGCACTCGCGCTAACTGACGCGGTGCCGGGACTGATAGGCGATGAGGCATTGGCAGAGCGCGAGCGCATCCGCCAGCGACAAGAGCAGCAAGACAACCGGCAGCACTGCCTGCCTTTGGGGAACCCCTGATGTACCACGCAAGCACTGATTCGGCCCCATCCCCCCGGGTGGCTTGTGAAAGGCCACGTGCTGGCCGCGCTACTGAATCCGCTCTGGCATTGAGAGGCATTCTTGATGCCAGCGATGGGTCCTCCCTGGACCTGACGAACGCGGGTATTCGGACGCGCATTTCCTGGGTAGATAGCGGCTCGGGAAACTACTGAATGTCTGAGAACTATGGGGATGTGCTGCAGCAGTTGCAGTCAGCCGGCCTGCTGGTCACCGAGTTGGACACCACAGGGCGCATGGTTCGCTGCCGCGTCGAGGGCTCACGCGAGCGCCGTGGCTGGTACGCGCTGCACGAACTGAATACCTCGGCCGGCGAAGTGCTGGTCGTCGGCACGTATGGCGTCTGGCACGGCAACGAAAACGGCGCGACCAAGGTTGATCTGCGCAAGCGCGACAAGACCTTCTCTGATGAACAGCGCGAAGCGCTGCGCAACCGGTTGGCCGAGGATCGTCGCAGGGCCGAGTCTGCTCGCCAGACCCAGGCGAAGCGGGCGGCCGAGCGGGCATCGTCGGCCTGGGCCAAGGCGAATGCAGCCGGCGAGGCCGACTACCTGGTCAGCAAGGGCGTGCAGGGATTCGGTCTGCGCTATGGCACCTCCGGCGCGGCACTCGTCCCGCTGCTGGACGTCAACGGCCAGGTGCATGGCTTGCAGGTGCTGCGCAGCGCGAAGCTGGCCGCCGCAGGACGCAAGCCGGCCAAGGAGTACTGGCCGGCAGGCATGGTCAAGAAGGGCCACTTCCATCTGATCGGCGGAAGTCCCCAGTGGATCTTGCTGGTGGCCGAGGGCTATGCCACTGCGGCCACGCTACACATGGCGACGGGATACCCGGTGGCAGTGGCGTTCGACGCCGGCAACATGCTGGCCGTCGCCTCGGCACTGGCAAAGCGCTATCGCGGCATCAAGATGCTGCTGTGCGCCGACGACGACGTGCTGCAGAAGTGTCGACACTGCAAGAGCCGCCTGGTGCTCGCCGACCATCCGCAATTCTGCCCCTCGTGCGCGCAGCCGCACGGCGCGTCGAATGCAGGCCTGCTCGGTGCCGAGGCCGCCGCGCTGGACGTGGGCGGAGCGGTGCTGCACCCCTTCTTTTCCGATGAGCCGGCCAGACGGGAGCGCTTCATCGACAACGGCCGCAAGGTCAGCGACTTCAACGATCTGCACGCCCAGGAAGGCCTGCATGTCGTTCGCGCCCAAGTCGAGGCCCGCCTCACGGAGCTGTCGTGGCGGGTGCCTGCCGAAAAACGCGCGCCTTCCATCACCAGCGACGGGGGCGAGGGGAATGATCGTCTTGCCCCGATCCATTCGCTGAACGAGCTGCTTGAGCGCTTCGCTCTGGTCTACGGGCAGGGTGGCACGGTGTTCGACCACAAAGAGCACATGCTGGTTGCCCTGGGCGACATGCGCGATGCATGCGTGCGCAAGGAACTGCACCGGGCGTGGATGGAGCATTCGGATCGGTCAATCGTGCGGGTGCGGGAAGTGGATTTCGACCCGTCATGCGAGAAGCCCGGGGTGACGTGCAACCTCTTTGCCGGTTGGCCGACGGTGCCGCAGGAGGGCAACTGCGACCGTCTGCTGCAGCTGCTGTGGCACATGTGCGGCAACGAAGCTAACCAGAAGGCGCTGTATGACTGGGTGGTCAAATGGCTGGCCTACCCGCTGCAGCACCCTGGCGCCAAGATGAAATCGACCATCGTCATCCATGGTCCGCAGGGCACCGGCAAGAACATGTTCTTCGATGAGTACATGAAGCTCTACGGTGAGTACGGCCGGGTGCTTGACCAGGCGGCGCTGGAAGACAAGTTCAACGACTGGGCGAGCCGCAAGCTGTTCCTGCTGGCCGACGAAGTGGTTGCACGCACCGAGGTGTACCACCTGAAGAACAAGCTCAAGGCGCTGATCACGGGTGACCGCATCCGTATCAACCCGAAGAACATCCAGGCCTACGAGGAAGACAACCACGCCAACCTGGTGTTCCTCTCCAACGAGGCGATGCCTGTCGTGCTGGAGGAGGATGACAGGCGCCACGCAGTGATCTGGACGCCGGACAAGCTCAGTCATGAGTTCTACACCGAGGTGCTGGCCGATATCCGCAATGGCGCCACGGCGGCGCTGCACCACTATTTGCTGCAGGTAGATCTGACCGGCTTCACCAATGGCACCAACCCGCCGATGACCCAGGCGAAAGAGGAGCTGATTGGCCTGAGCCAGGATAGCCCGCAGCGGTTCTTGGATGAGCTTTACGGCGACGACATCCCCGGGCTCAAGCCCATGCCGGCGCTCTCGAAGGAGTGGTACGAGGTCTATAAGGCCTGGTGTGCGCGAGAGGGCCTGCCGCGCCCGGCGCCGTCACCAAAGTTCATCAACGCGCTGGTGCGCAAGCGCCAGATCACCCATCCCGACCGGGCGCGCAAGCGCTACCAGATCGAGCAGAGCGTGAACGGACCTCACGGCTTCCTGATGCTCGGCAACTGCACCGTGCCTGACGGGAAGACAGAGGCAGCATGGCTGGGAGACCAGGTCGTGTCCTTCCGTCGCATGTTCTCCGACTACAAGGGGCGTGCGTGATCACTATACCCATCAATGTGCGGTGCGTGCGGGATGTGCGGGCCGATGTGCGGGCATTGAATTGCCGTGAATCTCTTGCAGCAGTAGGCATGTGCGGGACGTGCGGGACTCGGCCTACATGGGCGTGCGCGGGCGCGAATGGGCGTCATGCCGTCGCACCACGATGCGCCTCGCGTGCGTATATGGGTGGGCGCACATCCCGCACACGCCGCACACGGCTTGTGCCACAGCCATTCAGCGGATATCGCATCCCGCACACGCCACCGCACAGCCCGCACATGCTCGCGCGCGCGCGTTTTTCCGCTTTAACGATCTTCGAAGGAAATGGAGTAGGGGGTAGCAATGGCTGAGGATGACGTGACGATCACTGGCAAAGAGCTGGCCTCCCTGATCGGCTGCAAGCCATCCTACGTGGTCGAGCTGAGGAAGAAGGGGAGGGTGGTGGTGGGTGCTGGCGGAAAGGGATTCCTGAAGACCGCCTCCCTGGAGCTCTACGCTCGTACCACAGATCCGGTCTATGCCGGCGTAGCCCAGCGCCACGCCGATGAGCGTGGCAGCTCGCTGGTGGGGAGCGGGGAGGGTGCCAATGCCCTCGACGCCGACGCCGAGGTCGACGACGATGAAGAGGACGGCGACGAGGAAGATTCCAGGCCCTCACGGGCCGGCCGGCCGCAGACCCCAGATTCCGCGCGCAAAGCAAAGGCGCTGGCCGACAAGGCGGAGACCGACGCGCACATGGCGCACATTGCGCTGCAGAAAGAGCTGGGTTTGCTGCTCCCTCGCGCGGACGTAGAGGCCTTCCTTGCTGAGCACGCCACGACGTTCCGGGGGGCGATGGAGCGCTTGGCCGATACGCTGGCGCCGCAGCTCGCCGCAACGCTGGATGAGGCTGGATGCCGGCGTCTGGTGTGGGATGAGGTGAGCCACGCACTGGAAGAACTGAGCCAGGGCTTTCGCACCTTGGCGGCCAAGGCAGCGGAGGCTGCGGAATGATGGAGGCACAGAGCTGCCTGGCGGCGGTACTGGCGCGCTCCCTGCAGCCGCGGCGGCCAATGAGCGTGTCGCAGTGGTGCGATGAGCACATGCGCCTGTCCACCAAGAGTGGCAACAAGCCCGGGCGCTGGGTGACGGACCGCAACCCGCCACTGCGTGAGCCGATGGACAACATGTCCGCGCGTAGCCCGGTGCATGACCAGGTCTGCATGTTCCCTATCCAGTTCGGCAAGAGCCAGCTCGCGACCAATGCCATGGCCTACTGGATGGACTATGCCCCAGGGCCGATGATGTATGCGCTTCCGGGCGAGGTGTCCATGAACAAGTGGATTGCCCAGAAGCTCAATCCGATGATCGAGGTCTGCGCTGCTGTAAAGAAGGCGCTGACCAGCACCGCTAGCCGCGACAGCGCCAACCAGCGCACGTTCAAGGATTTTGCCGGCGGCCAGCTGTTCGTGGAACACATGGGCAGCCCGCAGCGCCTGAAGTCCTCGACGGTGAAGTACCTGCAGGTGGATGAGATCGATGAGGCGCCGCAGCAGCTCTCCACTGGCGACGATCCGGTGAAGATGCTGGACGGCCGCACATCGTCTTTCCCGACCACCTACAAGCGGCAGTACATCAGCACCCCGGGCATCGCCGGACTCAGCCGGATTGCGAAGCTGTACGACAAGAGTGACCAGCGCCGGTACCACGTGCCGTGTCCCCACTGCGGCCACTTCCAGGCGCTGCAGTGGAGTGGCCTGGTGTGGTCGCCCGACAAGAGCCGCGCGTGGTATGCGTGCTGCGAGTGTGGCGTCGCGATCGAGGAGCACTTCAAGACTGAGATGATCGCCAAGGGGCGCTGGGTCGCTGCCAATCCTGACTCGCCGATCCGCGGCTACACCATCAACTGCCTGTACTACCAGTTTGGCCTGGGTCCACGCTGGCTGGACCTGGTCAAAGAATGGCTGGAGGCGCAGGGCGATCCAGCTTCGCTCAAGACCTTCGTGAATGACCGCCTGGCCGAGACGTGGGAAGACCCCGCAATGCGGGCAGTCAAACACAACGTCATCAAGGATCGTGCCGAGCCCTATGCGCTTCGCTCGGCTCCGCAAGGTGTGCTGGCTATCACCGTAGGTGTGGATACGCAGGACAACCGTCTTGCTATTCACGTCGTCGGCTGGGGGCGGGGTATGACCGCCTGGACGCTGGACTATGTGGAACTGCAGGGCGATCCAGCCGAGGAAGCGGTGTGGGTAGCCCTGACCGATTTGCTCAACCGCGCAATCGAGCGCGAAGATGGCGCGCTGCTACGGCCGATGGCAGTGGCCATCGACGCTGGTGGCCACCGCACCGAGGCCGTAAAGAACTACGTCCGTCAGCGACGCATCACCCGACCAATGTGCATCTTTGGTGCTGTACCCAACAACGCTCCTGTGCTGTCCAAGGGCAAGCTGGCTGACGTCACCTGGAAGGGCAAGACTGACAAGCGCGGCATCACCATCAACCACGTGGGGACCGTTGCAGCCAAGCACTACCTCTACAGCCGTCTGTCGGCCGACGCCGAGCGCAAGCCCGAGAATCGCATGGTCCACCTCAGTGACCAGCTGCCCGAGGAGTTCTTCCCGGGCCTGGTGTCGGAGGTCTACAACCCAGTCAAGAATAGATTTGAGAAGAAGGTGACCCGAAACGAGCCGTTGGACACATGGGTGTATGCCTACGCGGCGACCCATCACCCAGAGGTCCGTATCAACCGCTTCACGCGTTCCGATTGGGACCTTCTGGAACAACGGCTGGCTGCGCCGCCAAGCGTGAGCGTTTCACGCGAAACGCCATCTGCTGCGTCGGAGGCCGACGCTCCCACTGATTCCCGTGAAACATCGAGTGTGCCTCGCCGGCAACGGCCTGCGCAGCCTCGCGGCATGGGGAGGCAGTGGTGAGCAGGAACACAGTCCGAAACAAGGTGCGAATCAGTGAGCTGACGGAGGAACTCGCGGTCGGCGCCGCGCTGCGCCTGCGATGTGACAGCGACGATATACGCAGCGTTGTGGAGGCCGTGGTGGCCTATCTTGTCGAGGAGTACCCAGCCCAGGATCTGTACATCCCCGCCAGCATGCAAAGCAGTGCCTACCCTGTGGATGAGATCCGGAAAGGAATGCAGGAACAGGAGTCAGTACGGTCGCTGTGTAGGAGGTTCAGGATCGACAGGCGGACGCTGTACCGCTTGCTTGATGAGCCTTGCGCC